GGAAGAACAAGGTGGTAAGGTTGATGAAAGTAATGACGTAGTTCTTGCAATGGAAGCGGCAGGTAATATCGCAGCTAACCAATTGGAAAAACTCAAAGAGCGTTACATTCAACCGCTGATTGACAGAATGGCTAAAATGAATGTAAACAAAGATGAAATCGGTTTGCTTCTTTATGCTAAAGGCGCACCAAGTCGAAACGCTTATATCCAATCCATCAATCCTAAGTTCCGTAAATTAGGTGAAGGCGGTAGCGGTATGACTGATGAACAGTCAGCCGCTATTATTAAAAGATATAAAGAAACAATGGGTGATAAGTACGCTGAGTTTGAAAAATTAACTGACGATTGGCAAAAAATTCAAAACATAGTTAAAAATATCTTAGTGGCATCGGGTGATATTTCGCCAGAACAAGCAGAAGAATGGGATAGTATTTCTGACTATCATGTACCAATGAAAGGCTTTGAGGAAGTTGACGAAGTTACCGGTAAACCTAGAAAATCTAGCCGTGGTAACATTGGACAAGGGTTCTCAATATCTGGCAAGTTTGATAGACGCGCACTCGGTAGACAATCTCGCGCAAATCAAATTGTCGAAAACATTGTTATGAATTTGGAACGTGCTGTTATCCGATCTTCTAAAATGTATGTGCAATCCACATTATATAAATTAGTTGAGGATAATCCCGATATTAACTTATGGGAAAATGAAGTAACGCCAATGAAACCTATTATGGGTAAAGCAAAAGCGCAATACGTTATGTATTTCCACGGTAGTGAAATTGGTGTTCGTGATACGCTCCGAGATGCACGTCGCTATGTTGAAGCTGAAACAGCAAGAACAGGACAAGAAAAACGCGAATATGAAATTGTCAAAGTCGGTGGTGAGCCACAAGTTACTTTGATGAGAAAACCTTATGACCAAAATGAGGAAATATCTTATTGGCGAAATGGTAAACAAGTTCGTATTCTTGTTAAAGACGAGGAGTTTGTTCAAGCGTTTAATAGATTAGGTGACGAAAACATTTACTCTATGTTTAAAACTATGGCGGCTTACAATAGATTCTTGCGTCACTCTTACACTATTTTAAATCCAGCATTCATTATTGCAAATGGGGTAATGGTTGATCCGCTAGTTGGGTTATACACTAATACTGCGAGATATGGATTTAAATACGCTTCAACAGTGCTTGCTAAAACACCAATGGCATCACTACAGATTGCCAAATACATGGCGAAAGGCTCATCGGGTAACGCAGAATGGGATAAGGCAATTAGACTTTATTATGATAACGGTGGTAAATCTGGTGCGGCATTTATTTCAAGCATTGAGCAGAAAGCCGATGATCTTAACTTGGCTGTTTTGAAATCAAAAATGTTAGATACCAAATTCTATGAATATCCATTAGATAAGTTAAAACTGATGGTAGTAGAAAATAAATTAGCTAACTTATTGAAATACTTAGGGGAAGTTGGTGAAACTGCAACTCGATTGTCTACGTTTAAAGTAGCGATTGATAACGGTAAATCTCCACAGGAAGCCGCTAAAATCGCGCGTAATGTGACCATTAACTTTAATCGTCGAGGTGTAGTTGGTCGTGAACTTGGGGCAATGTATTTATTCTTAAATGCGTCTATTCAAGGTACTGAAAACTTAGTCGATGCAACTATTAACGGTGAACATAAAGTGCAAGCGGCTGCAATGCTTTCTACTTATGTGACGTTAGGTTATTTGATAGCGCTACTTGGTGGCGATGATGGGGACGATGACTTGATTCCAGAGGAAGAAAAAACCAGATTCCTTAGCGTGACGTTAGATGAAAAAACAGGTCTGCGCGTAGACTGGAAACTGCCTTATGGCTTATCTTTCTTTAAAGATATGGGTACAGCCATTGCTAGAATTCAATTAGGCGGTGATCCAGAAAAAATCACTAACAAACTCATGTCGTCTTTCTTTAATAACTTCTCGTATGTAAACCCAATGGTGTCGGGTGAATGGAACGCTAAAGATTTGATAAGCGGTTTGATTCCTACTGCGGGAAGAATACCGTTTTCTATAAATTACAATAGAAATCAATGGGGTAAACCTATCTATCCAGAAGATGTTTACGATACCACTATTCCAGATAGTGAAAAAGAATGGTCTACAACAAGAGGTACGATGTTTGCAGACTTTGCTAAATGGATGAACAAAGTGACAGGTGGAACAAAAGTTGAATCTGGTTTAATTGACATCTCTCCCGAATCTATGAAATACACATTAAATGCGTTGACAGGTTCGGTAGGTACGCAAGCTTATAAATTTGTAAATTCGCTTTATACTTCATCAATGAACGGGGAAGAAATGAGTGTTGGTAAACTCCCCTTAGTATCCAATTTTGTTAAAGAAGATACTATTGATGCCTACCGTCGGGTTTATACAACGCAACGTAAAGAAGCTGAAGATATTAACGACAAGTTTAAAAAGTATGAGAAATTAGCGGATGACGCGGCAATTGATAAATTTGTAACTCGCAATCAATCTATGCTTGATTTCTACGATGAAACAAAGTCTATTATCAAAGATGTAAAAGATTTGCGTAAAAAACAAGATGAAGCGCGAATTGAAGGTGATAAGCAACTTCTAAAAGAACTTGAGAACGACGAGAAAGAGTTATTGATAGAATACAATTACCAGTATAATCGTCGATAGCAGTAATCATTTGGCGCTACATACCGTAGCGCCCTTTAACTAGGAACAAAAATGGAAGAAATAGAAGTTACAATCACGCGCGATGCACAAGGTCAATACACTGTTGAAACAGAAAACAAACCGGAGCAAATGGCTGAGGGCGGTGAAGGCGCAATGGAAGGTATGGAAGAAGGTATGGGCGCAGGTGTGCAAAAAGCGCGTGACCTTAACGATGCTTTGAAAATTGCCAAAGGTCTTTTAGAAGGCGGTGAAAATGCAAGTGCTGAATCACTATTTGCTAAAGGCTTTGGTGGTGAAGAAGGCGGTATGGGAATGGGTGGCGCTCCAGCGCAACAAGCACCTATGGGTAAACCAACTAGACCTGCGATGATGTAATATGGCTTTTGATGCTCTCAACAAGCTCAATTGCCGCCAACGGGCATTCTTGACTGCTTACTTAAGTAACGGTCAAGATGCGCCTAGTGCTGTTATTGCAGCAGGCTATTCTGAAAAGAGTGCGACCCAAAAGGGAAATTCACTTTTAAATACACCTGCTGTCAAAGAAGCGTGGGCGGAACTTAGCGGTGAACTTAGTAAAAAACAACTTGAAGTAATTGACGAATTGAAAGATCAGTTCTCCGATAAGATAGCGTCGATTTATGAAATTCAAGAGTTTTGGACAAAACTGGTTCGCAATAACAAAGACGAAAACGGAGATTACATTAAGTTAGATGCGCGTATTCGTGCTAGTGAATTGCTTGCTAAGAATATGGGTATGTTTATTGATAAGATTGAACACAGCGGTAAGGATGGCGCAGATTTGCCATGTATTACTTTGAATTTCATTAAAGCAGACACGACAATAAATAATGGCTGAAAACTTAGACGTACATTTCCCAGAGAAACTTCAATTCTTGTTTGCTCCTAGCCGTTACAAAGTAGCATACGGAGGAAGGGGATCATCAAAGAGTTATAACTTTTCACAAGCATTGATACTCTTATCGGCTCAAAAACCCATGCGCATATTATGTACACGGGAAGTTCAAAAGAGTATTAAACAGTCAGTGCATTTGCTATTATCCGATCAAATTCAACGACTTGGCTTAGGCGCGTTCTTTACTGTACTTGAAACTGAAATTCGCGGAATGAATGGATCGCTCTTTATGTTTGCCGGTTTAGCGCAACATACTGTTGAATCCATCAAATCTATTGAAGGTTGTGATATTGTATGGGTAGAGGAAGCGCAAACAGTAAGTAAGAAAAGCTGGGATATTCTCATTCCAACTATTCGTAAAGATGATTCTGAGATTTGGGTGAGTTTCAATCCCGATTTAGATACAGATGATACTTACACGCGATTTGTTTTAAACCCTGCGCCAAGCGCAACAGTGGTTGAAATGAACTTTAGTGATAATCCTTATTTCCCTAAAGAGCTTGAAGCAGAACGTCTACACTGCATGGAAACCAACCCAGAGGACTATGAGAACATCTGGCTTGGTAAATGTCGTAGCGCAGTTACAGGTGCGATATATGCGAATGAAGTTAACGCGGCAACTTTACATGGCAGAATTTGTAATGTTCCTTATGACCCATTACTTAAAGTTCATGCTATTTGGGATTTGGGTTGGAATGATTCGATGGCTATTTTATTAGTACAAAAAGTACGAAGTGAAATTAGAATTATTGAAAGTATTGAAGATGACCACAAGACCTTAGATTATTATGCTGGACTATTGAATAGTAAGAAGTATAATTGGGGTTATGATTTCTTGCCGCATGACGGAAGAACTAAGGATTTTAAAACAGGTAAGAGTACAGAAGAACTTTTAAAGGCATTTGGACGTAAAGTAAAAATTACACCTAATATGCCAATTGAATCTGGAATCAAAGCTGCTCGATTGATGTTCTCGCAATGTTACTTTGATAAAGCACACTCTATTCGTTTACTCGAATGTTTAAAGCGGTATCGTAGAAGTATCAATCCAAGAACAAATGAAGCTGGTGCGCCACTGCATGACACTTATAGCCATAGTGCTGATGCCTTTAGGTACTTAGCAGTTAATGCTGAAAGTTTAAGTAATGAAGATAGACGCGCTCCTGTTGCCGCTCCAAGATGGCAACCTTATGATAGTGGTGTTGGATATTAATTAATTGGAGAAAGGTATGTCGTTTTTTGATGAAATGGTACATAAAGTTTCGGATAGTGCTAAGAAAGCAGTTGATGAAGCACAAGGCGCAGTAACTGATATTTCTCATGGTGATATTGGGGGCGCAGTACAACACGTTGAAAACATTAGAGAAATTCCACAAGATACTGCCATTGATATTGCGACAGCAACTATTAACGAAATTATCTAAAATGCTTTATAATTAGCGTCGAGATGATGCTACGCCATG